ATTGGCGACCAGGTTGCTTCTATTGTCTTTTATGACCTGGAGTATGAAAACCTGCTTATGACCTCTATGAGGGGACGTGCGGGTCAAGTCCTGGGTCATGGGTTCTCTGGTGGTAAGACTCAACTAGGTCTGAAGATGGCCAAGGCACCGAAGAAACTAGGTACATCTAACCTAAAACAACTCGTTGAATCAGATAAAGTTATCGTTAATGACTTCCACATCATTAATGAATTGACAACCTTTATCGAAAAGAGAAGTTCTTTCGAAGCAGAAGATGGTTGTCACGATGACCTTGTGATGTGTTTGGTCATCTATGCCTGGGCAGTTCAACAGGATTACTTCCGTGAAATGACCGATCAGAATATCCGAAAGGAACTCTATGAGAAGGACAAGGATAGTCTGGAAGAAGATATGTCGCCATTTGGATTCATTACTGGAGTAGATGACGACGACCAGTTTGTGGAGGATGGTAACATTTGGACCAAAGCCCATAACGATGTCTATGATGAATATGGTACTTCTATGGGTAATTGGGCGTGGGGTGGTGGCTCTGGACACACCTGGGGAGTCTAAACTGGCGTACGGATTAAAAAGCCAGTCCAGTACTGTGTTCTCGGCGAAAAAAGACGCAACTTAATTCGAATTAAGTTATTCCCGTAGTCGTGGTGAAAGTTCATTTCTTCTAAATAAGATTGAATATCACTCATATTCGGGAGTTAAAAATGGTTATTAAAACCGCCTCCCCCGGTATTGTGGTCAACGAAGTTGATCTTACTAGGGGAACCAGTGATGCTATCACTACTAATATCGCCGCTTTTGTTGGTCCTTTCCAACGCGGCCCCGTGGATGAGCACGTTCTGATCAGCACTGAAGCTGAGTTCCAGCGTGTATTCGGTGATCCTACTGATGACAACTACGAGTACTGGTGGACAGTCGCTAATTACCTTGAGTACGGCGGTGTCTGCTACGTTGTTCGTGGTGACGACTCTGTAGGTGACTCTTCAGGTACGTTCCTTCAAACCATGAAGAACGCCACCGATGAGATCGTAACCGACCCATCCGACGAACCCGTCTACGTCAAGAACGAAGACGACTTCACTGAAAATTGGTTCCAGACTGCCTCTGCACCTGGACGCTTTATTGCTCGTAACCCTGGTACTTGGGCTAACGGTCTCGGCATTGCCGTCATCGACCATGGCGCCGACTATCAGATGAGCCTCAAGACCACCGGAATGTTGGTTGTTGCTGACGGTTCTGACGCTGCAGACACTGTCCGTTTTGACGACACTACCGTTCTTGGTTCTGTTGTTGGTGACTACATCAAGGTTGCTGCCCCTGCTGGTACTGCTACTCTTGCTGTTGGTGACCGCGTTGAAGCTTGGGACACTACCAGTCAAGGTGTTGGTTTCATTATCAGCATCGATTCCGACAACTACCAGATTCTGAAAACCTCTGGTGAGTTCTCTATTGGTGACACCCTGACCAGCGACAGTGGTACGACCGAGACTGGTGCTATTACTGCTTCTTACGCTCAGGGTCAGTACAAACTGTACAGTCTCGACGACGAAGAAGATAACGTAATCAACACTATCTTCATCCCCAACACCGTCTCTGTTGCTGTTGGTGAGACCTACGGTTGGTCTGCTACTCCAATTGCCAACGCTAAGGTTACCACCGGCGGCCCTGCTGACCTGGGCGACACTTATGTGTACAGCCAGAACCTCGACGAGTGGGTCCTCAAGTATGAGCCCGCCACCGACGACCTGTTCACTGACGGAACTAACGTCTTCCTTCTGAACGCTGCAGGTGACTGGTACACTCAACAGGAAGCCTTCGCTGGTCTCCCCTGGTATCGTTTCGCTGGCCGTCCTGGCACTTCCCAGAACGCTGCTGAGCGTGGTTGTGTAAACGACGAGCTGAACATCATCGTTTATGATGCCAGCGGTAACTTCACCGGAACCAAGGGTAACACCCTCGAAACCTACTTCGGTGTTTCTAAACTGCGTGGTGCTGTGACCCAAGAGGGTGACCGTAACTACTACATCGACGCTATCAACTATCGCTCCGGTCACGTCTTCGCCAACCAGACTCTGTCTGCACCCGAAAACGGAATCAACACCGGCCTTTCCGCTGTTGGTACTCAGATTGCTTCTGACATCAAGTGTGAGTACATCGATAGTAAGTCCTACATCCTCTCCTATGGTGTTGACAACTACAACATCTCTTTGGGTGAACTGCAGGACGGCTACAACAAGTTTATCCGTGAGAACGTTCCCGAGCTGGATTACATCCTGCAGGGTCCTGCCATGGGTAACCTCGACGACTCCGTCGCTAAGGCTAACTTCATCATCAGCCTGTGTGAAGAGCGTAAGGACTGTATGTGCTTCCTGTCACCCCCTCGCTACTCTGTAGTTGGCGCCTTCGATTCGTTGACCGCCACTAACTACATCATCGAGTGGGCCCACGAACTGTCTTCCAGCTCCTATGCTGTGTTTGACTCTGGCTACAAGTACACCTACGACCGCTACAACGATCAGTATCGTTACATCCCTCTGAACGGCGATATCGCTGGTCTGATGGTTAACGCTTCTCTGGTTGCTGAGGCTTGGTACTCACCTGCTGGTCTGTCCCGTGGACAAATCCGTAACGTAGTTAAGCTGCCTTACAACCCCTCCAAGACCCAGCGCGACCAGCTTTACACCAACCGTGTGAACCCTGTTGTTTCCTTCCCCGGCGAAGGTCACATCCTGTTCGGTGATAAGACCGCCCTCGGTTACAGCTCCGCTTTCGACCGCATCAACGTTCGTAAGCTGTTCCTGGTTATCGAGAAGGAAATCGCTAAGATCTCCCGCACGACTCTGTTTGAATTCAACGACGACGTAACTCGTTCGCTGTTCAAGAACAACGTCAACCCTTATCTCCGTGACATCCAGGCTAAGCGTGGTATGTATGACTTCCTGGTTGTTTGTGACACCACGAACAACACTCCCGAAGTCATCGACCGTAACGAGTTCGTTGCTGATCTCTACATTAAGCCCACGAAGTCGATCAACTTCATCACTCTGAACTTTATTGCCACTAAGACTGGCGTATCGTTCGATGAGTCGGTCGCTCTCTTCCGCGGCAACTGATACGAACCCATCACCTTAAGGTAAATAAAAATGTCACAACGTTCTATCGAAGACTTTAAGGCGGTCCTTCAAGGTGGTGGGGTTCGCCCCACCATGTTCGAAGTTGAACTGACCTTTCCTGAGTCTGTAGTTTCGGATTCTACCGAAATTACTCGCGATGGTACTTTCCTTGTTCAGGCAGCCGCGCTGCCCGCTTCTAACGTAGGTACTATCGAAGTTCCCTTCCGTGGTCGCAAACTGAAGGTCTCCGGCGATCGTACTTTCGATCCCTGGAACGTTCAGATCATGAACGACGTTTCGTTCGGTCTCCGCACTGCTTTTGAAAAGTGGGCAGAGAAGATTCAGAACCACAACTATGCTCTTGGTGCTACTAACCTGAGCGACTACTTCGCTTCCGCTATCGTGCGTCAGCTTGACCGCGACGGTACGCAGCTCCGTGCTTATTCCTTTGAGGGTATCTGGCCCTCTCAGGTTGGTGAGATCGGCCTTGACTTCAACGCCACTGACGATGTTGAGCGTTACGACGTAACCTTCAACGTTCAGTACTGGAGTGCTGCTAAGGACGGCGATCCTTACACCTCTGCTGTTCCCCGCGACACCAGCGGTCAGATCAACGACATCATCAGCTGATATCGTTACATATCTCTTCTGGGGACCCTTCGGGGTCCCTTTTTTCATGTCTAAATACTGATAGGACTTGATAATGATGAATTGGAATTTTATACTTATGCTTTTCTTCGCGAAGACGGGACTCCCTATTACATAGGGAAGGGTTCTGGGATGAGATATAAAGTTAAAACTGGGAGGATGATTCCTCCCCCAGAAAAGGAATCAAGGATAATTAAGTTAAAGGAAAATCTAACCGAAGAAGAAGCCTTTCGGCATGAAATATATATGATTGCGGTCTTACCTAACCTTCGTAATTTGACTTCTGGTGGGGAAGGTGTGAGTGGTTTGAAACACACAGACAAAACCAAAAGAATATTATCAGAGAAGGCAAAAAGACCAAGAAGTGAAGAGAGTAAAAAGAAACAAAGTGAGACTATAAGAAAAAGAGGAAACCATTTTCAGGGAAAGGAACACACAGAGGAGGCGAGAGCTAAAATGAGAAAACCAAAGAATAATAGAAAAGGTTATTCATTAGATTGGAAAGAAAGACAGCGACAAAACCAACTTGGGAGAATTTGGGTTAACGACGGTGTTCGTAACTATAAAATCCACCCAGAGGAACTCAACACCTATCTCACAAACGGACTGGTTAGGGGTAGAACATACCACCCTAGGAAACAGTCTAAATAACTAAACGAATTGACAATGGCCCCCGTGAATCAAGGTAATCGAAATAAATTGTTCGGTTTCTCCTATAAGGATGCCGAAAAGGAAGGAGCCCTAGAGAAGGCTTCACCAGTTCCCCCCAATAGTGACGACGGTGTTGCTGTAGCTGCCGGTGGCCTTTATGGCTATGGCATCACTATGGACCAAGGTGCCACTAAAGACTACGACCTGATTCGTCGCTATCGCGCCATGGCTCTTCACCCTGAAGTGGATAGTGCCATTGAAGATATTGTGAACGAGGCTATTGTCTCCGACACCAACGATACCCCCGTTGCCATTGACCTGTCCAACCTGGACGTCTCTGACAGAATTAAGACTATCATTCGTGAGGAGTTTGCTTATATCCTCCACCTGCTGGACTTCAACAATAAATCCCACGAGATGTTCCGTCGTTGGTATATTGACGGTCGCCTCTTCTATCATAAAGTTATCGATCTGGCCCACCCAGAGCGTGGTATTACGGACATCCGTAACATCGATGCTCTGAAAATTAAGCCTGTTCGTGAATATAAGCGCCCAAACCACACAGCTAACGCAAACAAGTCCTTTTCATCGCGTGACGCTAAGGTTTTTGGTACGGCTACACAAAACACTCCCGCTCAAATTGAAGAGTACTACCTTTATAATAAGCGTGGTATGAACTACATGGGCGGATCCCCGAACGGTGGTGGTTATGGTTCTGCTCTGAATGACCCAAGCTCAGGCCAAACCGTCAAGATCGCTAAGGACGCCGTCACTTATGTGACCTCAGGTCTGGTCGATGGTAACAATGGTCAGGTTCTTTCTTATCTCAACAAAGCTATCAAGTCCCTAAACCAGCTTCGTTGGATGGAAGACTCGATCGTTATCTACCGTATGGCCCGCGCACCTGAGCGCCGCCTGTTCTACATTGACGTCGGCAACCTACCTAAGCAACGCGCTGAGTCTTATCTCCGCGACGTTATGGCTCGCTACCGCACCAAGATCTCTTACGACCAGAACACTGGTGAGATTCGTGACGAGAAGAAGCATATGTCTATGCTGGAAGACTATTGGCTCCCCCGCCGTGAAGGTGGCCGCGGTACCGAAGTCTCCACACTCCCCGGTGGTCAGAATCTGGGAGAACTGGCTGACCTTCAATATTTCCAAGAGAAACTTTACAAGTCTCTGAACGTTCCCTTCAGTCGCATGTCCGGTAGTGAAGGTGGTTTCCAGATTGGTAAGTCTGACGACACCATGCGCGACGAAGTCAAGTTCTCCAAGTTCGTTGGACGCATGCGTAAGAAGTTCTCCTTCATGTTCTCGGACATGTTGAAGACTCAGTTGGTCCTGAAAGGTGTTCTGTCACCTAAGGAGTATGAACAGGCCAAAGAACACATCACCTTTGATTTCCTGTATGATAACCACTTCTCCGAACTGAAGGACCTGGAGATTCTCCAGAATAAACTCCAAGCGGTTCAGATGTGTGAGCCTTACGTTGGTAAGTATTTCTCCGTGTATGAAATGCGCCATAAGATCCTCGGCATGACTGACGGTGAGATTGCGGAAACTGATAAGCAGATTGCTTATGAGCGTAACGTTGGTATTATTCCCGCACC